GAAAATGATAATTAATATCTTGTATATGAAAATGACACTGTTGTAAAAAAAGAGCATTCTCCAGAAGAATTCAAAACTTTGTCAGAAGAACATAGAGCAGATCCTAAACATTATGCTATCAAAAGAAAAATGGATTATCCTAGTACAGAAGAACAGCTAGACTACATTTATCACAATGGTGTAGATGCTTGGAAGGCTGATATTATTGATCCTATTAAAACAAGACACCCAAAGCCAGATTAAAAACTATCTAGCCAATTGGGTAAATCATTAACACCACGTTTGCTTTCCAGTATAGTCTCTATTTTTGCAATCATATCTTTATTTGTTAACACAAGTTTAGCACCTTGATGTAGTGGGCGTGGATAGTATTTTAAATCTACCCAAGCATACCCACTGCTTTCGCCATTGGTGTCTGGTGTAAATTCTTCAAAAACTGTAACAACAAATGCATTGTAGATAAACTTTTTATCTGCACTGGTAAATTTGTGCAGTGGATATATTTTCTCAAAGTCTGGCAACATGCCGATCTCTTCATTGAGTTCACGCAGTAATGTTTCAACAGGACGTTCTGTTTTTTCAGCCTTGCCTCCCCAGAAACTCCAGGTTCCTCGGTGACTGCTTTTACGTCCACGCAATTGTAGACATACTCTTCCGGTATCTAATGCTAAAAATATACAACCACTGGCAGTGATCATATTAGAGATAGAGTCTCCAGAAGCCTTCTTTGTAGACGCCCTCGAACGAGTTTTGCCATTGCGAGCCGGTCCATTCATATTGGTCTCCTGTTGCAGTATTGGTTACAAAGTGTGTATTGCTGATTGCACTTGCATCAAAAGCAATAGTCCAATCTGTACCATTGTAAGTTATAATATCGTTATTGTTGGCTGATAATCCCCACACTCCAGCGGCGCTGGTTTGTCCTAGTATCAAATAACGTTGCCCACTGGCGGCGGCTGGTAATGCGCCGTCTCCTGGGTAAGCATTTGCTGGATTAATAATTGCATCAACTGTGCCTTGTGTATTGGCTGGTTGTGTTCCAGCATCCAGTGTAACTTTTATTCGTTGTTTGTTAACACTGTCATATGATATAGTGCCAATTACGTCCTGGCTGCTGTCAGTTGGATCAGTACTTTGTCGTAATCTTAACTGACTAATACCATCACGCAGTTCGCCATATGCAGGTAATATTTTACTCCAATCTAAAGCATTGCCACTGGAATCAAAATTCCCGCCCTGCTCACTTAATATTGTAGCATAATTATCTTCATAACGCAACTTATAATTTTCCAGTGTTATTATTTTATAATTTTGAAACTGTGAAGTAAAACTTTCGCCCAGTTTAAAACTGTCAAGGTTATCGTCGTCAACCTGATTAATGTTGTTTAATATAGTGTGTATTAGTGTCTGCTTTTGTACTTTAACAGGTGGACTAATATAGATAGGTAATTCAAACTGTAGTGTACTGACATCAATAATTTCATCAACACCACTTGGTACACTGCGTACACTCCATGTCATGTTAGTAAGCTCAACATAACTTAAACTTGTCCAGTCAAAAGGATTATTGGTTGTGTGTATATTTAAACTAGGATTAAACAGCACTAGTATTTGTTCCAACATTTGTAATTTTTGTTCTGTATTACTGGTCCAAATATCAACCTGCATTTGTAAATTATACGGCACTGGTTGATATCGTGTAATCTCATATGTATCACCCAACTCATCCAAATATGCATTTGTGCTGTTGTCGTATTTCTTTTCAAACACTTGTACTTTATCACTGTGTTGTGCATGTGTACGGCGCTCAGGAGCAATGCTCATGTCACTTACATAACAACTAATAAACGGTGTTGCATTAACCACGTTCTCACTGTTGTCTTTTACTATGTGTGCCGCCATACGGCTAACATCACCATAGCGCACAGGCACAGTCTGGTAAATCTTTGTACCATCTTCTTTAGTACCCATTTCAACACTGAATCCACTAAACAGTCTTATAAACTGTTGTATGTATCGGCGCATCTGTTTATCATAAAAATATTGCATTCGGTTATCCTACATCTGGTTTAGGTAGTATGGTTTGACTCAAGCTCTGTCTTTCAGCTTGTTCTATTCCATCATCGCCAATAACTGTGTTTTCTGTGTTGTTAATAAATTCTTCAGCATTGTATGTTTTACTGCTCCATGTTTGAGCTGTAATATTATCATACAATCTATGCCATTTGGTTCCACGTCTTACAAATAGTCGGTTTGGTGTAAAGTCAGCACGTACAAAATAGTCACCTTCGCTTGGACTAGCTGGAAAACTATTGCCTGAAGAAAGTGATTCACCATAACTCCAAGTTTTATCCTGACCGGACTCATGACTTGGATGTTGGTCAACACCACCAAACAAATGGTCAGCCAGTGGCTTGCCTGCTGGGTCTGCCTCTTCAGCTGCATCCACAATTGCATTACTGATATCCAGTTCTTTCTTGTAACTACTAATAACATTTTTAAGACTGTCTTCTTGTTCAGCAGTGCCAAGTATATCTGCGTACTCCTGGCTATCTGTAATTGGAGATAACTTAACACGCCAGATATGTGGCATCCAAGTTGCACTAAATCCTTCACTACCACGATTGGCATCCTGTACAACATAAAACTTTGGAATAGGTTCACGATTTGCATCAAGTGCTAAGTCATCCAACAAGTGTGGTAACTCAATAACATCGCCTGGCATTAATCTTCTGCCCATAACATCTACACATTCATTCATGTGGAATGTCATAAACAGTACATCATTTGTTAGAAATAAACCAAACTGAGTTAAATCAAAGTCGTTATCGCTTACATTGTAAACTCCACGCATTTCGTAAATATCTTTATCATACTTACGATCACGGTTTTCCATGAATAACAAATCTTGTATTTTGGTTTCGTTTACAATACCATCCATGTTGGTAAATTCACCAGTTAGTGGGTCAGTTTCCATACCACTTGTATAATTAGGTTGTGCTGGATCATCTGTTTCGCCCAAAGACTGTGGACCAATATACTTGTGTACATAAGCGCCAGTGCCTCCTATCTGAAATTGTTCTCTAATAGAGTTATCCAGGAAATAATAATCATTTGTTTTAGTGGGTTTCCACAAGCTAAGTCTTGGCATAAACTAAATCCTTTATGATATTTATCTATTCAAGTTCTTCTAGATTGCATAAATATTGTATAGGAGTATATCATATGGCACTACGTGACGCAATAATTAAAGAAATGGAAGTAAGACTGGGCGGAGGCATGGTAGATGTTGAACTTGACCCGGCACATTACAATCTTGCTCTTGACAAGGCATTAGACAAGTACAGACAGCGCAGTGAAAACGCTGTTGAGGAAAGTTTTATACATTTGCGCCTACAAGCTGAAATTAGCCAATATACACTACCAAACGAGATTATTGAAGTCAAAGACATATATAGACGTAGTAATGGTGTAAGTGGAACAACAGGTAATGATTTTGAACCATTTGAAGCACAGTATCTTAATACATATATGATGCACAGCGGCAGAGCTGGTGGATTAGCAGTGTATGACTCACTTGCACAACATCGCGAAACACTGGGCAGATTGTTTGGTGCAGAATATACATTTACTTGGAACCACACCAGCCACTCTTTATTTTTACATCGTCGTGTTAAAACAGATGATGATTGTTATTTGCACGTATATAACAATAGACCAGAAGAAACACTATTTGCAGACGTATACGCCAAGCCGTGGATTAAAGATTATGCATTTGCTCATGCACGTCTAATGCTTGCTGAAGCACGTGGTAAGTTTAACACTATTGCTGGTCCACAAGGCGGCACAACGCTTAATGCCGACGTTCTAAGAGCGTCTGCGGAAGCAGATTTAGATAAACTAGAGCAAGATTTAACCCTATACGCTGAAGGCAGTACTGGGTTAGGCTTTGTTATCGGCTAATAACTTTTAAAAAAATTACAAGTACTTGAAAAGGCAGGATTTATTCTTGCCTTTTTTTGTTGACAGGTAAAACGTTTTACTATATATTATAAGAGTAAGTTAAACAAAGAGGTAGTAAAATGAAAATCAAAGGCGCAATGACTGTTTTAGAAAGACGTGCTAAATTTTATGGTAAGACACTTGCATGGTTAATTGATGCTATTGACAATGGTATGGATGAAAACATGACAGTCACTCAAGCATATGAAGTTTACAAAATAGACCAAGGGTATATTTGGTGCGGTTTAGGCGACCTTGGATTTACTACACCTGAGAAAGCCAGTGATGCCTGGAAAATATGGCGTGGTGAAGGTGTTCAAATGGAGATGAAAATATAATGACATTTGATGATTTAACATTTGACGAAATTAGAACAGGTCACTTTCAGGCTAAGATGCAGTTCGGTAAGTATCAACTGAGTGTAGTCCTGTTACCAGGAAAAACACAGTACGAAGCGGCTGTGTTTGATGATGATATGTTTGTACAGTTGCCGGGGATACATCCTGATTTTTATGAAGACTTTTCAGACGATGTAATACCTCACCTTTTACCAGATGATGTCAGTGGAATCATGCATAAATTAAAAATGCTTGAAGGCCCAAAATAATTTAAAAAAAGGCTTGACAAGTAAGACGTTTTACTGTATATTATAAGAGTAAGTTAAAAAAACAGGAGTTATTAACATGCAAAACGAAATCCAAACACTAATCCAAAAATGTAAAACAGACTATACTAGATTTGTTACAGCAAGCGGACGTGGCACACCAGAGCCAGACAGTTACTTTGGTAAAACACTTGCTAACTTTGAAGATAGTTTTACTATCAAACAAGGCAAGAAGTATATTAAAATTATACGTGATAATGGAGTTTGGGGTTTTATCGTTAACACAGACAACGATACAAAGTTTAAGCGTGGTGATATACTCAAAGCCGCAGGTTGGAATGCACCTGCAAGAAATGCTGCACGTGGTAATATTTTTGAAGAGTACAGTGTAGCTTGGACTGGACCACACTACTTGAAGTGAGTACAGTATAATTAACAATAATATTTTTAATAAAAGGAGATCAAGATGGGAATGAGTGGTTACGTAATGGATATTGAAGAAGCCTTTTGGGGTACAGTGTCTACAATCATTAAAGAATCTGAACATGTAAATGAAGCAATGACAAGAGCAGTTGATCTTGGCAAGCCAATGGTTCCTTTTATGAGTACATCAGATATTGAAGATGGTGTTAGTGAAATGTGGAATGAATTTTGGAGTACACATGCATGATACGTATTTTTAACAGTGCGTACTACGAAGATACTGGTGCAGAACGTCTAATACCATTAGAAGAGGCTAGTATCATAGAACAGAGAATCGATGCCAAGGGTCGTCCTTTTATTCTTTGAGCATAAAGATTATCCTTTGGGTGGTCTTCGTGCCTGGTATGACGGAACTTATTGGCAATGTGATATGGATTAAAAATAAATGAATAATGTAATAGGTGTTTGCGGATTAATCGGCAGTGGTAAAGGTACTGTTGCTGATATTTTAGTACAAAATTTTCAATATGAAAAAATTAGTTTTGCTGATAAACTAAAAGATGGTGTCAGTGCAGTATTTGGATGGGATAGAGAACTTTTAGAAGGCGATACAGATCGTAGTCGTTTGTGGCGTGAACGTACTGATGAATTTTGGACTAAAGAAACAGGTGCAGAGGTAAGCCCAAGACTGATACTTCAGTTGTTTGGTACTGACTGTATGCGTAATGGTTTCTACGATGGCATTTGGGTTAGTTTAGTCAAACAACAAATATTAAACAATCCAGATAAAAAATATATTATACCAGATGTTAGATTCCCAAATGAAATGAAAGTTATAACAGAACTTGGTGGACA